ATCGTAAACAACTCCTCTAGGCATCAGTATATCCTCGTCTTACTGGCGAATCCGCCATCGTTCATTTTCATGTACTTGTCCAACTCACCCTTGTACATCTTCTTCAACAAGGATTTATCTTTTGAAGAAAGAGCGCCGGACCCCTGTTCCATATACTTACCCAGATTTTTATCTGAGATGGTTTTCTTCATCAGTACCGCCTCGTCTTAATGGCCATTCCACCATCGTTCATCGTGATGTAGTCCTGTATGGAAACATCTTCAACGTTGAAAGGTTGAGGGCGTATGTTTCGAGTAAGGTAATTAGCCACTCTCATGTCATCACGGGGAGAAAGTGTGGCACGGGGATTCCGCATGAGTTTGTCAACGGAATCTACGGTTGCTCTGCTTGGTCTTTGATAAGCCATTAGTATACCCTCGTATTGCTGACCATTCCGCCATCGTTCGCTTTTAAATAATAATCCAGATCAGTAAGCGTTTGATCTACCCTTTTCCGGTCTCCCTCAGAAATGGTTTTGGCGCCTTCATTCAGCAATTTTTTAATTGTGTCTCGAGCAGCCTTTCCTGTACCTTTTTTCCCAGCCATCAGAATGTCCCCTTTCCATCATTGTCATTGAAATAACGACCACGGACCTGGAACTCAGTTCCTTGAATAAGTTTCTCCGTCTTACGGTCAAGCTTCTTACGACCCCACTCCGTGGGAATCTCATCAATCCCATAGGTGTCATCTCCAACTTCCTCTACGGAATATTGTTTACCAGGTTTCATAATAGTCTCCTTTGTTTCACGTGGAACACTTTCATGTTTTTTTAGACTTTTTTCTTTTTCTAGCCATTTCTTTAAAATTAAGTGCCAAAGTCCTCGCGGGGCCTTTGCATCCACGTTTGGTTATGGGGGTGCATTTTCCTTTGGTGCCGCGTTTCTTGATGGACTTGTTAACCTTCTGTATCCACTTTGTATCCTTCTTCTTTTTCCTAGCCATGACTCACCTTTTCTTTTTATAGCCTCTGGCTCTAATGGCACGTCCCTGTTTTTCGGCATCGGAACGATTTTTGTAAATCTTTCCGCTCTTCCCCCACTGGTAACCGCCCTTTACCTTTCGGACAGGCATTTAATTGCCTCTCTTCGTATCTGTTATATCCTTGTTGATCCGTTCAAGGTTAACGTCCGCCCTTAATAACGCAATGTCCTCGCTCGAGTCAATCTTTTCGCGTGTTATCTCCTGTCGTTCAGCTTCACGTCTTTCCTCAAAATCCTGTTTTTCACTGAACTCGTTGGCCTTGCGCATCATATCGGCTTCCTTGATGTCAAGTTCCTTCTCACGCAACTGAACCAGAGGATCTGTCTCTCCCGGAGGCGGCGGCATTAACTCAGCCATAATTTCCTGGGTGTACTGGGCAATCAGTTCCGCAACCCGTGCTTCAATATCAACTTGAGGTTCCTGTTGCCCCATCTGTGCAGCCTGTTGGGACTGCATCGTCATTTCAGCCATGGCAACACCTCTGGCCTTGAATGCGATGTGTTCGCACAAGTGCGCCTGAAGCAAAGCAAAAATAGGAGGAGTAGATCCCGGAATAGGTGTCTTCATAAAAGCCATGTGGGCCAGGATATGGGCATCATGGTCCTGGGTGGGAAAAGCCTGAAGAGTTTCCTGTATAATGGACTTGGCGTTTTCTATTGCAGGATCTGTAGGTTGAGGCGCTTGAGGGGCAGGTAAAATTGCTTCTATGTTCTGAACTCCTATCGCCTCGTATATTCTCCTGTATGCTTCATACAGGTTATGCATTTGCGGATTGGTTTGTGCCAGTTGCAACTGGGTTTGTGCCAGAGCAAGTCTTTGCGACATCGAAAATATATTTGGATCAGATACGGGGATGACATCAATTCTCTCATCAAAATCCATTTGTTTGATAACTGATTCAGCGCCCCAGACGTTGTAAGGGTAAACAGGGGGGAGGGATTCGGCAAAAATCTTTGCCAACATCTTGAATTCCTGTTTTTGTGCATAGTGCATCCGCTTGTGGATAGCGGACATGACCTTGGAGCCGCGTTCAAGTAACGCGACAGTCGTTCCTACGGCTGCGTTCTGGTTCCCATCGCCTACCTGAAGGTCTGCTATGGCCGCGAACCGTCTTCCGGCGTCCACCACAAACCCCAAAAGGGACATCAGCGTCTGACTTGGTTCCTTATAAGGGAGAGGAATGATGCTTTCTCGAAGAGCACCACCGGGAACATCAATATCACGAAACTCACCAGGAGAAAGAGGCTCATCAGCGTCACGAATCCGAATACCCCTAGCTTTAAAACCAGCGGGAAGATTAGCAAGTGTCCCGGCATCGATTAATTGCCTCAAAATTGACGTTGCAGAGCGTCCTAGCCCTCCAATCATGTGCAAAAGGCCAAATCCATAAAATCCAAGCCCCGGAAGGAACTTGTAATGGGCAAAATACTGTAATTTCCTGTAAAGTTCGTCACCTTCCTGCCAATTTCTCCGAATTGAGAGGATTTTTGTGCTTCCTTCGTCGATTGTAACGATATAGGGGAGCTTGATCCCTGTTTCTTCGTCATCTATCGGGCTTTTATGCTCAAATCCCGGTAAATCAAGGTCCGTATGAATCTCCAAAAGGGTACAATCCTGGTCATCCATGGTCTTCTGGATGCCCATAAGCTCTCTTTCTTTGTCTTTTAGCTCATCATCCGCCTCGTAAGGACTTAATTCCACGTCTCTATAAAACCCACCTGCCTGAAATTTGCGAATTGAGTTCATTCCCATGCGAATTACGTGCGTAACACGGGATGCAGACGCTAAATCAGTGGCATTGTAGGGGACAATCAGGTCATCGGCAGGGACAAATCGGGCAACAGCACGGTCTAAAAGGTCATCAAAGTAGACTTTTTTGAAGGCAGACCCCGCTAAAGGGAGATAAAACAGCAATCTGTCCATCTCAGGGTCATATTCTTCCATTACATGCGTAATCTGGTAATTCATAAACTCCTGAACACGCTGGGACTGGGATTCTACATCAGGGGACGCCGCTCCAATGACCTGTGTTCGCACCGGCCCAGATGACGGAAGCAGTTCCTTGTACGCCTGTGCCTGAAACTGGGTGACAGCTTCCGCAATTACAGGATGGGTAACACCACTTGAACCACGGAAAGGTTCTTCCCTTTCCTCATATTTAATTCCCAGAAGGTCCAGGCCGTTGCGGTAGGAATCTTCCCAGTCATCACGGCCACTTTTGTCATCCTCATAATAGTCAACAAGTTCAGACGCAATATCCATGAGGACTCTTTCGTCCAGAAGTTCGGCAAGGTTGGCGTCAGGTTCCGCCATTATTTCTTCCTGAACCCTTTTCTCAAAATCTATAACAACAGAACCATCCTCCTGTTCCGTAATGTCTTCAGGTTCCTCTATAACCTCAATTTCTTCCTCTTCCTCAAACTCGTCTATGGGAATACCTTGAGAAGGAATTGCGTTATCAATAAGCGAAACAGGTCTATCAGCCATTATTTAGATACCCCTTTGAATTTCTCAAAAGACCGGAGACCCCCAAGACCAAGCATTCCCAGTAGAACCGGCATCATAACAGAAAGATCCATTTGTGGTAATTGCACCAGATAACCAGACTGCGCCAAAATGAAAACAAGGATGGGCTGTAGGACATATGTGTACGCAAGAGCTACCCCGCATGTCCAGCCAATAAAAGGACGCCAACCTGCGACAAAGAGATTTCTCGAGGCAGCCTCGTTCTTGTTTATTTCAAGTTGCGCTAAATCAATCTTGGCAAGGTGCGTAGTCAGTTCTGCCTCAATCTCCCGCTTTGCCTTGGCAGCCGCTTCCTTGTCTTCAGGAAGAAACCTGCTAACCACATCCCCTACAATAGGAAGAAGGGAAGGAAGAAGAGACGCAATCATAATTACCTCTTGGAACCATTGAAACGGTCACGAAGATTATTACAGAAGTCCCACAAAGAAGAAATCTGCTTTTCGTGGACATCTATCTGAGCACGGTGTTTCACCGTCTCCACGTAGGTATCGCGCTCCATTATATTATCTATGTCTTTGCGGACATTATCAACTTCCGCTTTTAACTTCACAGCAACAATGATCACTCCCACCAGAAATACAATCTGGTGCCAGTACTGACTTATTAGTTCCATAGTGCATACCTAGTGGATGCCTGTCTCCTTCAATACTATGCCAAATACCGCAACAATTATACCTATAATTGAAATAACCGTGGCACTTATCATCGCTCCTATACCAATCAGAATAACAGCAGCCGCCGTCCAGGTGGATGGCTCCTTCACACGGCTTTTGATCCACTCTATCATAAGCTTCTCCTAATAATATTCACGGGCTTGTGGAACCTCCATAATTTCATCTTCTTCCTCATCGCTGTCAAGACGAAGAAATCCTCCTTTACGATATCTAATAAGTGCCATCGACATGCTGTCGCAGTAATCGTCATAGTCACCATGAGGAAACGCCGCACACTCGTCGATAACCTCCTCCGCAAATCTTCTCTCAGGCGCCCAGACCTTTCCTGACTCGAATATGGGAGCAACCATGTGCATTCGTGTGTGCTTGTCTTTCCCCTTGGACGGCGTGTAGTTCACAACCGGAATACCCGTCGCTCGTAACTCATCCGTCAGAGGAGTCCCCGTGGCCTTCGCCTCAATCAACACCATGTCAGGTTCCCAGTAGTTGTATTCCTTCAGGGCTTTGGCTTTGAGTTCGGGGAAGTCCCACCGTCCCCTCTGAGCGTCCATGAGGATGATACTTTCCGGGTCGGACTCGTTAGGCTTGAAGATCCCCCAAGTCGTGATTGCCGAATAATCCGCCGTCTCCTTTTTCGAGAACGCCGTGTCATAGGACTGCATAATGTAACTGACAGGGGGGATGTCTTTTTTCTCCCATTTGTTCCACCACTCCTTCTTGATGATTGCCCCTTCTTCCGCAACAGGGTTCTGCTGCCATTGCGCATTCCACTTGCTCAAGGACAACGACGCCTTGACCCTTAACAATTCTTCCTTGTTCCAGAACTCCGGCCATAAAACGTTGTCGCTTGGTAAAATAGCAGGAAACTCTATGAGATCCCACTGGTCCGCCATAACATCCGCGCCTTGCGCACGAACAAGTTTCCCCGTCAAATCCTTGAGCGACCACCGCGTCATCACAATAACAATGGACCCCCCAGGCTGAAGCCTCTGGCGAGGACCAGACGTGTACCACTCGTAGGCATGTTCCATCGCCGCTTCCGACAACGCATCCTGTTCAGAATGCGGATCGTCGATAATCAGTAAATCCGCACCACGACCCGTGATGGCGCCGCCAACACCCGCCGCATAGTACTCCCCTCCCTGACCCGTGTCCCAGCGACCAGCCGCCTTGGAATCCGCACGGAGATCAACACCGGGGAAAATGTCCCTGTATTCCTCCGTCTCCATAAGGTTCCTGACCTTCCTCCCAAACCTTACGGCAAGTTCGGCAGTGTGCGTTGTCTGGATGATCTTCAGAGAAGGGTTCTTCCCTATAAGCCACGCGGGAAGAAGGTAAGACGCAAATTCAGACTTGGTATGACGCGGAGGTAAATTGACAATGATCCGTGAACCTGGAGTAACAGCCAGTTTCTCAAACAACGTTGCAACCTTCTTGTGATGCGCCCCCTCTATAAATCCTTCGTAAACATGTTCCACAAAAGGAAGGAAACTGTCTTCAGCCTTGTTCCTTACCTCAAGTTTGCGCTTCGCTTCCTCTAAAGCCAGAACCTCCCGTATAACTTCGTCAGATGCGTTTAGCACGTTTCCACCTCAAGTATTCCGCCGCCTCCTGTACATTGGCGAAGCATACCAGAAACGATGTCGCCGATACCGCCAATGGGTCGAATACCGCCGTGATCGTCTCGCCGTACATCTGTTCCCCATACCCTAACCTCTGTGCGTAATCATCCGCCGTCTTGTACCCCTTGGCCCTCGCCGCCCAGTAAACCTTGTTAGTCCACTCATCCTCAAACTGCGCCAATGCCCAGTTGTGCTTGTGTCCCGATATGTAGAGATTAGCTTCCTGCGAAAATCTCGCACGTTTAACCTGTGCATGAAGAGGATTCCACTGCGAATGACCCGGCATGTCGTGAGATGCCCATATCCGCGCACTCCTGCCCTTCGGAAACCTGACCTCTATCCGCGCACTCCACTCCTGTGTCAATGTGCCGGGAACCTTTAACCACTCTATCGGATCAGCATCATTCTCCAGCCATAAGTCATGATTGCCCTTGACCAGTAAACACCAGTCCGTCGCTTCCAAAAGCCATTGAACAAGTTGCCACGATTGCGTGGCCGAAACTTCCTGAGATGCCCATAACCGGGACAACCTGCCAACCCAGTTGTTGTTGGCATCGCCTAAACTCGCAGCGTACATGCCCTCCGTATTATTAACCGTGTCAAGGTCTTCCCGGAGCTTACTCCAGTTGCAAGAGTTGTCGTCAACATGCGGATCGCCAAAGAAACTTATCGCCAAAGGTCCCTCCCGCGTAAACGTCAATGGTATCCACTTGCGACTCTCATCCGCCTCTCGACGACGCTCATACCTCTTCGTCACATGATCAACTAACTCTTCCGTCGTCATGTCTTCCGAAGGAAGAACAGGAACCATGAATTCCCGCTCCCAAGGTAAACAATACCCCAACCCTTGAGCCTTCTTCAGCCTTCTCTTGAATGTGCTGGGACTCACTTCCAATCGATCCATGGCCACTTTCATAACAGAAGGAGTGTTCGGATTTGACCTCTCCCCAGGTGCGAGAATCCCCTCCTGATAACACTCGTCAATAGTATCTGCTATTTCCTGTAGGACCTTGTCCAATGTCAATGGCCTAAATGTGTGTTGAGTTCTACTGCTTCCTTATACGTGAGACAGCGCATTTCACGAATTTTCTTGAAATCCTCCCCCAGATAATTCTTTACTGCCGCGCCTATCATCTCATGGTCCTTCCGGATAATATCCATGCATACGTCACGGTTGTTGTGTGTCTGTGACCACTGAACCCAGCCCTCTGAAGGGACCCTGGACGTAACTACCAATACAGTAATGAAAAACACTTTTATCATAATGCTTTATAAACTTATAAGAAACCACGGACAAATGGCAAGTATGGCATATTGTTTGTTCAAAACACTTCTTTCATCGTGCGCTGAAAGAAGGCCCCGCCGCCCGACGTGAACCGACCTGTCAGATTTTCCCAGATTTAATCGGCAGCCGACCTAAGTACCTAGCTGTCAACTGTCAACTTACACTTGATAATAAAAAACGGGCGCCCGACTGGCGCCCGAATTCCTGATACCGAATTCCTTAAAATATAAAGTGTTGCAATACTTTATATGTGAATACGGTTATTCCGACAATGCTCATGGCGCAAAATGCCATGAGCGTCAACTCTGTCAAAATGGCAGAGACGTTCTCCATTCTGATTTTAAGGAGCGCAATTTTGCGCTCCTTTGTTACATTCTGATAATTCATTTTGTTAGCTCCTTCACGGATAAATCACTACCATTGTATTTCACAATATCTCTGGCATACTCTAGTCCCATCTCCAAGCCGTCGGCGAACGACATGGAACGCATATTGTGCGCGATTATCTCGCGGTTTTCAGTCACGTGGAGCAATGCATCCTCCAAGCTTTCAATTTGTTGCGACAAACGTTTTCCAGATTTGTCGGCGAAGTGGCGGGACACCACTAGTTGACACCGTAGCCACCCCGCTTTTTCTGGATAACCTTTTGCGCCTATCATTTGCGCAAATTCTGCCTCAATTTCTGCCTCAATTTCTTCGTAAGTCATTGAATATCCCTTCAAAAAAGTGGGGAGCGTTTCCGCTCCCCATGGTTAGGTTAAATCTTTTTGAATGTTACCGCACTAAGCTTGGCGTCAACGTCAATCTTGAAATCAGAAATGTCAGAGATATTATGCTCTGCTAAAATATCAGAGACATTATTTACATTCTCTAAAATCTCAGTCAAAACTTGTTCCATCAAAACAACGTCAAGCTTTTGACTTGGTTTGTTGAGTTTATTAATGATGGCTAAAAAGTCATTACCTTCTTTCTGCAAGGTGTTCTCATATGACTTCTGATAAGAACGCAACGTTGCTTTACCCTTGTCGCGTTCATTGCCGAAACGTTTGGCTTCACTGTCACAAAAGCCACAAATATCAACAATCTCTGAAGCATTTGTGCAGATTGTTCCGTTTATTTCTGTCTTCATGGTTTTTAACCTTCCGTTGTTGTTGACTTAATCTCAAGAGATTAACATGGGATATCATGGTAAGTCAATAGACTTGGCCAAATTAATTTGATTATTTTTGAGCTAGAAAATTCGGATTCCAAAAATAAGAAATCACCTAAAATCATTCGACACCAGGCGCTAGGCGCTAGGCGCCGGAGCCATCTATTGTGTTGGTATACTAACGCCTACCAACAGGCCGCTGCCGATTGTCCCGACCCCGACCCGACCCCGACCCGACCCGACCTGGTTAGTAATCTGGCGACCCGACCCCGACACAAAAAAAAGAGGCGACCCGAAGGTCGCCCGAAGTTTGGTACTAGGAGGTTAAACTAACAATCACAATCTTTCACAAATTTACCGCACCGACAACGTTCAGTCTCATATTCCCAATCGTATACGCCTAGATCTTTTAAACTTTTACGGAGCGCATCAACTTCCTCCATTGAATTCAAACGATGGGTGTCTTCATGCTCCCACGGAGGACCGTTTGTCATGTCATATACCACGCAATAGAAGTTACAATCTTCATAATCTTTTGTTACATCAACATGGTAATTACCCACTTCAAAATCCAAACCGTCTGGTTTGAATTTCCCTTCAAATTCTTCAATCAAAGATTGGATCTGTTTACAATCAAATTCACGCTCACTGGGCGGCATGGCTACTTCATACACACATAGCATTTTAAGCATTTTTATGATCAGGTCGTATTGAAAATCGGGGACTTGGTACATTTCAATTTTCATGTTCTCATTCCCCATACTTTTCAATCATTGCCTTGCTAACCTTGGCATTGATAATATCAAGCTCTTGCTGCCCCTCTTTTGTTTCCGCCAATAACATGGGGATTTTATCGCCAAGAAGTTTGGACATAATCTTTTCATGATACTCGCATTTTTCTAGGAATAATGGGTCGCGGTCCATCTCTTCATTGATGGCGTTTGATAATGCGATATCGCCTTTTGATAATGTTTTCATAATCTTTAACCTCTGTTTGATTATTGACTGATACCATCATATACCATACACTGTTCTAGTCAATAACTTATGGAGGTCTTTATGAAAAACGTTATTATAGAAGGCAAAGACGTTATCGGCTTTTCACCTTGGGGAAAAATTGATCTAGCAACACGCTGCCTTGAAGGCGTATGGTTTGTTAGAACTCCAAGTCATGGCGGTTTCTGGTTATCAGAAGATAGAATTTCGCAACTACCGGAAAGCATGAGAGAAACCAATTTTCTTAAATCATCAACTTGGTGGGAGGAAGATTGTGATGCACCCAAGGTCGCCAAATTTTTTGGGTTGACACCTGACCCCAGAAACTAGATCCAAACTACAACATACCAGGGGTCGCAATTGCGGCCTCTTTTTTTTTGCGCAATACTGCTGCCATGGATTTCTCCCTTAATGACTTCGGGCCTGTTGTCCTGTTAACGCCGGAAACCCAGGCGGCCCGTGACTGGGTGGACAATCACATGGTGGCCCCGGTACGTCGCTGCGGCCCAGCTATCGCACTCGAGAGATACCAGGTCGAACCCATCTTATATAATATCCTATCCGACCATCTAACATGGCGCGACCAACACCCGACCATTATCCATTAACCCCGACCCGACCCGACCTGGTTGGCAATCCGGCAGCGCACCCGACCCCGATCCCCGACCCCGATAATAACTTGACCATGGGACCTGGTGGGAGTAGAATTAAACCGTCAACAATTAATGAGGTGATCAATGTTTGGTTTAGGCAAAGTACACGACACAATGGTAGTGATCGCAATCGCGTCGCTATCTCTTTTAATCGTAATCGGCAATATGGGGGTTTAGAATGGCACATATGCACTTTATAGAAGACGAACATGGCGATGTTGTAGACAACATTGTTTTTTGCTCTGACTTTTGCCATCACGAATATACCAAAGATAAATATGAGGGATGGAATGGTTGCCATGAAATAAGCGTATCGGAACCATGCGCGAATTGTAACGATACGGTTGAAGGTATTGAAGGGAGTTTAATATGACTGATACTTATCAAACTTGGCTACGAAAATGCGATGCTGTTGTATCGGCTAAATTGAGTTTAGGTTTAAATGATTTACCCGATGCCAATTGGCATGATTATTTTAATGACGGTTTATCACCTGCCGACGCAACAGACTGTGCATATTATGACCAATGGTGCGATGAAGTCCCAGCCGATCTTTGGTATGGGGATTCGTAATGACAACACACACCCACATTGGCAATGATACTTTGGAAGTATGCCTTGATGCTCTCGAAATTGTTTTAGAGAACGATGATGAAACTCTAAAAGCTTTTTTGGGCGCGGATTGGGATCTTGATTATCTGCATGAAATTATGGCAGCAGGTATCACAGATGAAATTGGAGAGTATGAAATTAGCGAGATCCAAACCTATCTTGATCGGTTTAATGCATACACCATCATCAAAGAAACTCTTAATGTTGAATAGGGAAAGGGTAATTAGGCGCCGACTGGAAACGGTTGGCGCCTTAATTGCGCCCGGACCCCAGGTATCACCCTGGGCGGCGCGATACTGGACCCAAGTATATAGACAGCTCTGTTCAATATACGACCAACCCGACCCGACCCCGATTGACACCCGACCCGACCCCGACTAAGATACAGGATTATACAACCTCCCTGTGGTTAGCAACTTGACCCCGACCCGACCTGGTCGGGGATTTTTTTGTTTGCATCGCATGGTAAAATGTGGGACACTATTCGGGTCAATAATTAACGAGGTTTATTATGAGAAAATTTAAAAGAATGTTTTCAACCGATAGCGCGAAGGCAATCAAGGCGTCTAAGTTTGGTTACCTAAACGCAATCAATTACATGGCGCCACATACCACCGGCGGCGTGGGCAATCTTTGCCCAGACTCGAGCGCGGGGTGTCGTTCGCTTTGCCTTGGCATGTATTCCGGTCAAGCTGCGATGGTCAAAGATATTGAAAACGATATCAACCACGTCCGCGCATCTAGAATTCGCAAGGCGCAATATTTCATGACCGACAGAAAAGCTTTTATGGCAGAGATGACAGCGTCCGTTAACAATTTGGTCAACCAAGCGATACGCGAAGAATTACTTTTATGTGTTCGCCCTAACGGATCAACGGACGTCGGGTTCGAATATATCGCAACGGACAACGGTCAATCTTTGCCTGTACGGTTTCCAGAAATACAATTTGTGGACTACACCAAAACATTGCGACGGTTGCTAAACCCAAAACGCCCTAGCAACTATCATCTAACATTTAGTCTTAGCGAAGATAATATGCATGAAGCAATCCACGCCTTGGCGCTGGGGTTTAATGTCGCAGTTGTTTTTGGCCACGGATTGCCTGACAAGTATTTAGGTCATGATGTAATTGACGGGACATTGCATGACCTTCGTCACTTGGACCCGTCACCTGTTATCGTCGGTCTTGACCCCAAGGGCAGCAAGGCGAAGAACGATCAATCTGGTTTTGTAGTGAGAGAGTACTAAGATGGAAAATTTGATAAGCGAACTATACGGTAGACTTGAAAACTACCAAGATGACGACGACCACGAAATGGCGAAAGCTCTCAATAAAGCTCTCGCCCTGTTACTGGACAACCCCAAGGCAGCAGAGCAAATTTGGGAGACGTTCATCAACCTATTGGATTGTGCGTCCAGAGATGACGCCAACCATTTTTTCGGTTTTAAAATAGAGAGGTTTTAAAATGGCTAAATCAAGAGTATATGACGACAAGTTCAAAACCGTCCCCGTCGCTGATATGACAATAAAAGAGGCGATGGAATTGGTGGACGGCGCCATAGAAAACCATTATCTTAATCTTCATTCTGGTGGTTGGGAAGATGAGGCGGAAGAATTCGATGCAGCAAGGTCAATGGTGGACATCATACCCCGTGCGGTTGTTGACACTTCTAAATAGCACGGGACAGAGCGCGGGATCTTAACCTCTCCCGCGCCCACCAACCCCGGCCGGT